CAATATCTGCTTTTGAGCGAACATCGGGCAGATGGTTTAAGCCCGAACAGTTTTTCCGGCATAGATGCGGCGCGACGCCGCGCTCAACATGGTCGGCGCACGCCGGGATCAAGACCGCGCGGACTTCAAACAAAATACGACATTCTCAATCCATATGGAGGAAACAGATATGGCTGATTTGAAAAAGACTAAAACTGCCAGTGCAAAAAAAGCCGGTGCGAAAAAAGCCGGTGCGAAAAAAGCGCCAAAAAAGAAGCTTGACCGGCAGCGCCTGGGGCGGCTGGCAGATGAAATCGGCCGCTATGAAGGGCGCGACATGACAAACCTGTTGCACAGGCTTGAAACAGAAGAGGGTTTGAAGTTCAAATCCGCCAGCAATGGGGCAACCATGGCGCGCATGTGTGGTGTTACCGCCCAATCGACGGCCGGCCAGAGAGATGCCGTGTGCAACTGGGCGGCGGCCGTGCGGCGCAAATTCACGCAAGGCGGGTTCTGATCCGTGATTACAGCCCGGCCATATGACGACACGCTGGCAATGGTTGTGCTGTCCGGCCTCGATCCGTTCGATCTGATCGAGGCCGGGCTGGTGCGCGGCGCGCAGCCTGGCCATCTGGCGCTGTTTGCTGATTGGCGCCTGGCGCATCAGCAAGCCATTCTATCGGCAGTGTTTTGTTATGACAAAGCCCTGGGAGGTAATCCATTTGCCGTTCTGATGTTGGGAAACACCGGTCAGGCCGGCGTGGCGCAGGCGGCGCTGTTATCGCGCGATCATGGCAAACACAGACGCGCCCTGGTCAACGCCGCCCGTTTCATTCGCAATGAAATGAAACAATTCTGTTGCGACAACGGTATCCATCGCATCGAGGCCAGAAGCTGGTCAGACCACCCGACGGCCGCAAATTTTCTGCGGGCCTGCGGGTTTGTCAAGGAAACGACAATGCAGGGTTTCGGGGTGTCCGGAACCATAAAATTCGACCAATTCGCCTGCATCCCTGATGATCTGAAAGGAAAAACCAAATGTGTATCGGAATGAAGGCCCCGCGTATCCAATCGTCGGCGGCACGTGTTGCGGCTGTTGATAATGGCCAGGCAAACCGCCAGGCCGACATCGAGGCCCGTTTGCGCCGCCTGCGGTCAAGCGCGGCCTCAAGTATTCTGACCAGCCCTGTCGGTATCCCGGCGGGCCAGTCATCAACATCAACTCTTGGTGGGGTATCACAATGAAACATTCGGCTGTAATCGAACAGGAGCCGCGTGCGCGTCAGGCGATGCAGCGCTGGGATGACGGAAAGAAAGATCCTGAACGCTATCAGGCAGAGCGTGATTGGGGTGAAATCGCGCGGCTGATCAGGCCGCAGCGCACGGGTTTTGACAATTCGTCAGACAAGTTCGGCCTTGAAAAAACGCTGAGCAGTGAGCCAATCATGGCGCAATCTTCCTTTGCGGCCGGAATTTATTCGGGCATTACCAACCCGGCAAATCGCTGGGCCGGTATAGAAACGCCGGATCGCGAGCTGAACGCATGGAAGCCGATGGCGGAATGGAATGACAAGGTTACCAACCTGATCATGGCCAGTTTCAGTGCGGCTGTGTCTCCATTTTACAGTGCAACATTTCAGGCCTATAGCGACATTGCCGCCTTTGGAAACGCCGCCGGCTATGACATGGTTGATACCGGTGAGCAAAAGTTCATCGACGTGACGCTGAACCTTGGCGAAGTTGTCGTCTGGATTGATTTTCACGGTCGTGTTGACGAGGTTGTCCGCAAATTCAGGCTGACGCCGCAACAGGCGGCAAAACAGTTTGGACGGAAAAACCTGCCGACAAAGCTGTTGAAGATGCTGGATGACGGCGATCGGGAAAAGGTGGCATTCTACCATCACGTTTTGCAGAATTTTGATTATCAAAAGGGCAAGTTCGGACCTCGCGGAAAGCGCTGGCTGAGCCATTACGCCTGCGAAGTCGAACAATCGCTGGTGCGCGCCAGTGGCAATTACGAAATGCCGTTCTATTTTCCGCGCTGGGATGTTGACAGCGGCATGACATATGGCACAGGTCCGGGGTTTGTGGCGCTGCCAAGCGCGCGCGTGCATGAACAGATGCAGGCCGCCACAATCCGGGCGGCGCAAAAAGCGGCTGACCCGACATTGCTGGCGCCGGATCGGGACGCTATGCCATTGAACGGCGTGGTTCGCCCTGGTGAAACGCTCTATGGCGGCACGGATGTGCGCGGAAATCCTGTTGTTCGGCCGTTGAACAACTTTGGATCAATCAACATAACGGATGCTGAAAAGCGCCAGATCATCGAGACGGTCAAGGATGTTTTCCACTATTCAATCATGGGATTGCAGGGCCGCACAGGTGTTACCAGCGAAGAAACCATGATCATGGAAGAGGCGCGGTTGCGAAACTGGGCACCGCATGCCGACAGGATCATGGAGGAATATGGCAGTCGCAAGGTTGAGCGACGGTTCCGGATGCTGTTACGGGCCGGGCAGATACCGCCGCCGCCGAAAGAGGCGCAGGGCCTGCCGTTGCAGGTGCGCTATCAAAGTGCGGCAACAATGGCGATGAAGGCGCGTGAAGGGCAGGCCGTGCGCCGGTTCCTGGCGGATATAGGGCCGCTGATCCAGCTTGACCCGCGTTATGGCGACAGGATTGATCCTGATGGGATTGCAGAGGCGCTGCATGACGCCAGCCCGAGCCTGCCGGCCCGAATTCTGCGGTCGCGCGATGAGGCGGACAGGCTGGCACAACAGCGCGCACAGGCGCAACAGGCGCAACAGGCGATGCAGGTGGCGCAGGTTGGCGGTGGCGTTGCCAAGGATTTGGCGCAGGCGCAGGCGGCAACACAAGCCCCCATGCAGCCGCCTGCCGCCGGCGCGGGTGGTCAGTGATGGTTTGTCGGAGGTCTGTCTGCGCCGTCATGGCCTTTGAAAAGATATTCCAGCACGACGCCGGAAAACCCATGGGCAAGCGTGGCCACCAGCGCGCTTGTCCCCAGTTTTTCAAGAACACTCCACAGGCCATCCCCGCCGCCCAGGCCTGTGCCGGACGCAAACATGATGAAAATCGAGATTGTGATCCCCCATTGCATCCATGCGATGGCCCGAGGTTTTGTGCCGGTCAGCAGCCTGCTTTCCCTGTCATGTTCGGGCGCGAACAGCTCGCAGAATATCAATGTTGCGAACAAAAAGACGAAAAATGCCGCCGCCGCGATCAGAAAAAGCCAGATGATGATTGCGAAAATGGTTTCCATTTCCGACATATAGGTTTGCGGCCGCAAAATTTCAACAATCACCTTGTTTTCAAGGATCAGGAGGCTGCATGATTTTTCACAGAATACAACTGTTGCGCGTGATTTTTCGCAACAATGACAAGGTTGCCGTTGAATATGCCCGCCGCTGGCAGCGGGCGTTCGCATCGGATCCTGAACTGGCGCCGGATTTGATCCGCCTTGGCGGCATCATGACAATGATGCCTGTGCATGTGCGCGACGGCGATATTGTGCCAGATCCGATCGACCCGCTACGTCTGGCACATGAGCAGGGCATGCGAGACATGGCCCTGAAGCTGCTGGCGCTTGGTGGCATCACCCCGACAGAACTGAACAAAATGATGGAGAAAAACAATGTTTGAGTTTTTGCTTGATAAACGGCTTTTTGAAACCCCGGGTGGTTCCGGCAGTGGCGCCGGCGCTGGCGGGGCTGCTGGTGCTGCTGCTGGCGGTGCTGCTGCTGGTGGTGCTGCTGCTGGTGGTGCTGACGCTGGCGGCGCCGGTGCTGGTGGTGCTGACGCTGGTGGCGCCGGTGCGGATGCTGGTGATACTGGTAAAAAAACGCCGGATGTAAAATGGTGGCAATCCGACGCTCTGACGGAAGATCAGAAAACAACAATCACTGCGGCAGGTCTGACGCTGGATGACCCTGTGGAAGCTGTTGCGAAGCTTGCCGACATGGAAAGGGCCGCCAAAAAGCGCCTCGGGGCCAATCCTGATGATTTGCTGACAAAGCCGAAGGACGGTCAGGATGTGGCTGAGTGGCTGCGCCAGCATGGCGATATTGTCGGCATTCCCAAGGATGCGGATGGATATGAGATAAAGCCGCCTGAAAGCTGGCCTGAAGATGCCAAGTGGGATGCCGATTTTGAAAAAAAGGTGCGCTCGGTGGCACATGAAAGTGGAATTCCACAACCTGCGCTGCAAAAAATGGTGGATATTTATGCCGAGAAGGTGGCCGCGCTGGAAGCCGACGCCGTGCAGGAGCAGACGGCGGCACAACAGGAAATGATGAGCGCCTTGAAAAACGAATGGGGTGATCAGACCGACGCAAAGCTGGCGCGCGCACGTCAGGCGCTGTCCGTCATTTCGGAACAGGCCGGCCTTGACGTCGATGCACAGCGTAACCTCCTGGATGTCATGGCAGACAAGGCTGGCGACGCCAATGTCTGGAAAATGATGGATGTGATCGCTCAATCCATGGGTGAAGATGCGGCGGCTGGTCTTGGTGCAGGTGGAAAAACCATTGGCACAACCCCGGCCGAGGCCCGTGCGCAGATCGAGAAGATGACGGCGCCTGATGGGGATTATACCAAGGCTTTCAATAACAGGGGCCAAGATCCGGATGAATTGAAGCGCCAACAACAAATTCTTGACCGCCTGTCCAGGCTGGCAACAACATGAATGAACAGCGTGCCGGCGCCGCGAATGCGCCGGCACGCGAAATTTATTATTGACTTGGCACATATTTTGTGAATCTGATGCAAGCTAGCGGGCGACCCTGTTTCAAGGGTCCGCTTGACACCAGGAACAGACTGGCGATCAGATGCCGAAAGCATCAGGTGCGGGTCCGGATATGCCGGGCGACCCCTCCGAAAACTCACAAATACTGATGAATTTTCGCAAAGGAGGGATGAAATGTCTCTTGAAATGAAGGTCGAGGAACACTTCAAATACAGTTACCGCGCTGTGGTGAAGGCTGTTGCACAACAAACAAAAAACCCGCTGATGGACGCGATAACCGTTGTCCAGGCGGACGGCGAAGCGCAATCAACGGCCGATTTGCTGGGTGAAGACCCTTATGTGAAGTCAAGCCCGTATGATGTTGAAGGGCCTGAGGTGCGCGCAAAAGATCGTCGCCGCTGGCTGGTTTATCCGGATTATCACATTGAATGGGGCCGCACCCTGTTCAAGGTCGAAGCTTTCAAGAAAATGCAAGCCGACCCGTCAGCCATGGCGCAGCGCGGTGTAAATGCCGTCAATCGCGGTATTTTCGATGCAATCCTTGGTGTTTCCGAGGTTTCGGCCGGTAATTTCAAGGTTACCGGGCGCGGCATCATGGGAAAGACAACCGAAGGCAAGACGCCTAATTCTGGTGTCGGCAGCCTGCCGCCCTCCAATTACGTCGCGCACAACACTGAAGGCCTGACGCTTGAAAAGTTGCGGGCGGCGACAGAAGCGGCCGAGCTGGAAAATTTCGGACTGGAAACAGAAGATCCAGTCTATTGCCTGATCACCCCGAAGCAAAAAACGGATTTGCTGAACATTGCAGCGGCAACAAAGCTGAACCTGAACCAGTTTGATATTGATCAGATCAAGACTGGCAAGCCGACAACCTTGTTGGGCATCACCTGGATTTTCTCAAATCGCGTGCCGAAAAACAATTCGGGTGAGCGACTTGTTCCGCTCTGGACGAAAAGCAATGTTGTTGCCGGTTTCTGGCAGCGCCTGGAAGGTGTCATCAACAACACGGGCAAGCGCAATCTTCCATACCTGCTGACATCGGCCATCATGGATTGCACCCGGCATGAGGACGCTGGTGTTCGTGTGATCGAGTGCAAGGAAAGCTGATCGCTGCGGCCGGTGTCATTCCGGCCGCCAACTTTTGAAAAAACTGAAAGGACTGACAAATGGCAGTCATTGATAAGGGTTCAAATCTGACGGCGGATCGCTACGATCCTTCGGCTTTGTCCGCAGACCCTGTTGAAATTCGCGGA